TTTCCATTAAACAGTTTTTAGCGATATTAGATTTTACAATAAGTCCAACTTCATCATTATGAAATTCTTCAACAAACCATTTTACTGTATTCGGTAAGTTTTTTCTAGGTCCAAATTGCGCCATACATAAGAAGTTGAAATCATATTCTAGATCTAAATCAAGCTGTGGGCATTCTCCAAAATTTTTTGTAGGATAGTTAGCAACATCTATTTCTGTAGTAAGCTCAAAATTAAGGTGCTCTCCTGTTGCTTCATTAACTGCTGAATACTGAGTATTTTCGTATGTTGTTTTTGAATGGGTAGAGACCACCACGATACGATCCATTTCATTACCTTTTGATAGCCACTGGTGTGCTACTTTGGTGGTTTCCATTCCAGCTGTAAAACCTACATTAATTGGTGCTAATTTTTCCCATTCATTTGGAATTGTTACCTGAAAACTTGCATCAAACTTTCCACCTTGTTGAACATAGCCAATAGTTTTTTCAACATTTTGATCAATCCATAGTCTTTCATCATCGGTTTCGCTCACCCAGGACGTTTGGCCCCACTGCAAGGGTTGAATATAAATATCAAACAAATCAGGCCGAGATCTTAACGCTCTTAATGCGAATCTAGATTGTTCTCCATAGCCGGATCGAGTCAGCAACGGTCCTTTAAAAAATAACTTTGTCTTCATGCTACCTCCAATAAATGCCAGCGCTTATAATTTTTTCTAGTTTCCCATGAACCATGAGTTTCAACGATTTTATCCATTAATTCAACCCATGAATTATTGAATTTTTCAAAGCTGTAGTTGTTTTTTACATGCTTTATACCAAGTTCTGACATTTTTTTATACTTTGCTGGGCTAATATTAAGTGCTTTTTTCAAAGTATTACTAAAGTCTTCTTGGTTTATTCTATCTTCATAAATATATGGTACTTGTAGCGAGCCAATTACAGCTTTACTAGAAGGTTGAATACCCCAACCAAACCAATTTTTACCATCAGTAACTTGCTCCTGAAGGCCTCCAGTCATGTTAACAATTATTGGAGTTCCGCAAGAAAGGGATTCTAACGTTGCTAGTCCAAAACCTTCGGCATCTGAAATATTAATTGTAAAATCTGCTGCATTATACATGGATGCTAAATTAGCACTATCAATTTTTTGTGTTGATAATAAAACTTGACCATCATTAACACCTAAATGATTAATAATATGTGGCAAGTCTTGACCATGCGGATCTCTTGCATCTGTGTGCATTAATAAAGTTGCTTTGTCGTGACCCACATCATCAAGAAATTCTTTAAACCACCAAATAAGAGTGCCGCTTTGTTTTCGGCGGGCATTCCTATTATTCCAGAAAAAAACTGTCTTGTCAGGATTTTTAAGATTAACGCTAGCATCTTGTATTCTAGCTTTAACCTCATTAATTGCTAAAACTTGATCTGGATTTTTGTTTGAGTATTGCATAAACACATTTGAATCAACGGCATGTGGCAAATAACATGAGGAAACTTTTGGTGCTACATCAGTTACGACACCATGAGTAACTTTTGAAATACATACCACTTCGTCTGTTGAGCGATAAAAAGCACCATTAAATACTGGTGCTGGCCAGTTGTCCCATACATGGTAATACACCATAGGCACGTGGCATCTCACTTCATTTTCAATTTCCCAAAGCCATCCATAAAATCTTGGATCTGTCATAAACCATAGCACATCTGGTCTTTCTTTTTGTAAAATTGAACGAATCATTTCATGGTTACCATATCCGTCGACAGGATAAATTATCCAATCTTCTCCATATGGATCTACTTTTACAGGATTATAATTATTGTGCTTCATGGCGCCACCAAGACAAACAAATTTATATCTATCTGTTTTTAATAGCGCTTCAATAAAATACTTTGTTTGAGTGCCAACACCAGAAGGTGATAGCGGATGGTCAGATATGACCAAAATTTTCTTTTTTGTCATTTATTCCTCATGGACATTCTTTGGTGTGTCTAAATGTACATCGCTCACACGAAAGCCTATTTTTAATGTACCGCTTATTTTTAATATTGTATAATGCTTTATGCAATAGTTTAAGGGCGTTCTCAGTTTTTCTTGGACCGCTCGTCACCCTAAATAGTTCAACTCTGTTTTTCTTTGCAGTTCTTTTAAGGAGCGCAAAATGTGTTTCTACATTTTTTGGATCAATCTCCATCTTTTGTGCAAAGAAATGTTTGTAAAGCGTAAGTTGATAAGTCGTCATTTTTTCGCTACGGCGACGAGAGTCCCAACCCCAAGAACAGGTTTTCCAGTCAAATATATGTACTTTACCATCTGGTGTTGAAACAATCGCATCAATAAAGCCCTTGAACTTATAATCGTTTTGACCATCAATAGGCTCATAAAGCGGAAGCTCTACTGCTTCAACTTTGTATTCTCCGAAGTAGTCCGAGACTGCTTCCTCAATTTCTGGAAGTAGAGCTTTCCCTTGTCCCACCATTTGATCAACCAATCCGCTATCCACAGGCACATCGTCTCCGAGGTCAGCAATACAATCATTAAAGCTACGAACAAAAAATCTTTCATCGTTAATTTGTTCCTTTAATAGTTTTTTCTCGCATACAGCATGAATAGCTGTTCCAAATGCAGTAAATTCGTTTCCTTTAAAGCCTTTTAATTTGTCAACACGTGTAAGTTTATGATAAAACGCACAAGTTACCCAATCTTTAAGTTCAGAATATGATATATGTGGCAAAATCCCTCCAGATCTATACTATAGTATAACAACTTTTTTATTAGTTGTCAAGTTCTTCTGGATTTTGCAGTAAAACTAATTTTTTGTATAGTTCTGGGCTAACTTTTTGTAAAAATCCATGTTCATCGGGATGCAAATAAAATTCAGTAAACCCTGTAGCATAATATTCTCTTAGTGACGTTATTGCGTATGGTGTTATAAACACCCCAGCAATCACCGTTGATAATTTATCGTACCCGATTTTTTCGTACAAAAACATATCTAATTCTTCATTATATTCAGAACTCATAAAAACAGATAATGGAATTTTATATCCCATTTTCCATAAAATATCATGCACATATTTTCTTTTTTTTAGAAATTCATTTTCAATTTTTTTATCACCATAAAGAAAATATCCGTGTGGCTCTTCTAATGAATGAGAAATTTCGTGAATAACATCATCATACAAATCTGCAAAATCGTCTTGAATATTAGATATATATAATGTTCCACCTTCGTAAAAAGCATTCAGGCTTCTTTCTTCGAACTCATCAAACCAACCAAAAATAATCATTTCTATTTCTGAACGCAAATGCATAGGAACAATTGATTCTACTTTAGAAATTACTTTTTCAACGTCAACGTTATCGACAGGATCTTTGAAAAATACGTGTAAGCCTGATGATGTATAAAAATCAGACTGCTCACTTAGCATCTGATTTTGTTTCTGGATGATATAATCCTTGAGCATCATTAATTCCTAGTTGATATCCACGAAGAAAATTTTCTTCCGCAAAGGCAAAGGCAAATTCGGGAAAGTCAACTGCTAAAACTTCCGAAATCATCTGAACTGTTACTTCTTCTTTATCCAGCTTTGTTCCAACATATTCGACAAGAATGTTTTTTAGTTCTGTGTCTTTTTGTACGGGCATCGCTAGGGTTGGATTTGTGTGTATTTCTTTTTCTGTGACTATTTTTTCATTTGACATAAGTTTTTTAACTCCTTAACCAGTATATCATATTTATAAAACTTTTGAAGCTAACGTTGCTAGCTCGCTTCTTTCGCCTTTGCGAAATGTTACATGACCAGCAATTGGATATTGTTTAAAGCTTTCAATTGAGTGTGCTAGACCATTTGATGTTTCGTTAACGTAGATATTATCTATTTGTTCAATATCACCTGTTAAGATAATTTTAGTTCCATCACCAATACGAGTAATAATAGTTTTAATTTCATGTTTTGTTAAATTTTGCGCTTCATCAATTACAACAAACGCGTTAGCAATCGAACGGCCGCGGATATATGTAAGGGCTTCAATTTCAATCTTGCCCTTTTCCATATACATCTCTAAACTTGTCCTGTCTCCCATCAAAAATTTTAGGTTATCTTGAATGGGCATCAGCCATGGCAGCATTTTTTCTTCCATGGTGCCTGGGAGAAATCCAATATCTTTTCCAAGTGGCTGTACAGGTCTAGAAACTATAAGACGCGAGTAATGATTGTTTTCGGAGCGTAAACCAATTGTTTGTTGTAGACCAGCAGCTATAGCCATTAAAGTTTTACCGCTTCCGGCTCGACCAATCAAAGAAACAATTTTAATGTTAGGATCCATTAATAAATCCATAGCAAAAGCTTGTTCCTTATTTCTTGAATTAATATTCCAATCCGGTAGCTTATCATGAATTATTTTTTTCAACGGCATGTGGTGACTTTGAAAGCGAGCTAAAGCGGTTTTTTTCTCATTAGCGTTAGATACCATCATAAGAAACTGATTTGGGTGCCACAATTCATTTACTTCATCTTCTTCAATAAGAATATCTTCACTATCATAAAAACGATCGATAATTTGATCATCTACTAGGTGCTCAACAAAACCGCTATACAGCTGATCAGATGATTCTGCTGCTTTTTCGGTGATATAATCTTCCGCAATCATGCCAATAGAATCACAAATAACACGCATGTTAATATCTCTTGATACCACAATCATTTTTCGATTTGGTTGTTCATGCTGAATTGCTTTTGCTGTGGCCAATATAACATGATCAGGAATTCTGATATCTAAATCAGGAGGAAAAATAGAACCACTTAGCGATGCATACGACATAACTTTTACTATGCCTTTGCCTTTTCCTAATCGAACTCCTTTTTGAAGATCACCTGTTTTTCTTAATTCATCTAAAGTTCTTATAATGCGTCTGGCATTTGAGCCTACAGAATCTTGACGTTTTTTATGTTTGTCAATTTCTTCAAGAACTTTTAAAGGAATAAATATATCGTGATTATCAAAACGAAATACAGCGTCTGCATCCGTTAGGTAAACACTTGTGTCTAATAGATAGTTCTTTTTTGCCATCTATTTTAAGTAGTCATCTGAATTAAAGTGGCTATGATGTTTCCAACAGCGAGGCTCATAAAGTTCGGCGCCTCCAACTGTTATCTCAGCAATATCTTCTACTTTTTTATGTGTGTAGTATGCATCTTGGCCACAGACTGTACATACAGCAGGGCACTTTTCAATATGAGTTGCCCACGGAAACATAGCTTCAACCTCGTCAAATGCCTTTCCAGTCGCAGATAAATCTAAAGACGATACTACAATCGTTTTACCTTTTTTAAACAAGTCAATCAACACCCAGGACGCCCCAGGTATCATAAACGCCTCATCCACAGCAATAACATCGTAATCATCATGATGAGTAATATATTGATGTATTTCAGTTCCGCTATTTACAACGCGTGCCGGCATAGATCCGCCGGAATGTGTGACGATACTAGTTTCACAATAGCGATTGTCAATACCAGGCTTAAACGCAATAATATTGCGCTTTTGATACTTATAGCGATCTAATACCGCAAACAAGCGGGTTGTTTTTGATCCAAACATAGGTCCAGTAAAAATAATAAACTTTGGATTCATAATACCCTCAAGTGGAGCGAGTGACTGGATTTGAACCAGCGACAGCCACGTTGGCAACGTGGGGCTCTACCACTGAGCTACACTCGCGTGGAGCCACTTATAGGAGTCGAACCTACGACCTGCTGATTACAAATCAGCTGCTCTACCAACTGAGCTAAAGTGGCAAAAGAACCGGTTTTTTAGCGTCCATGGAAAACCGGAAAACCCCTGCCTACGTGAGGATCGGCAGCCACCTATCGTTATTAATCCGACGATACAGCGGATTCGCCACTTGGGGTAGTGGTCTTTGCGGGGGTTGCAGGCGTAGTGCCTTCAGTAGTGGTACCAGTTGTATTGGTACCATCGGTAGTAGTTGTTTCTGTCGCGGTAGTTTCCGTTTCAGTTGTTTCAGTTGTGGTATTGTCTGTGGTTTCAGTTGTCTCTGTCTCAGCACAACCAACCAACACAGCCAACGCAATAATCGCTCTCATAATATCTCCTCTAGTTAAGCGTAATTGTTCCATTTTCGGTAGGAACAGATACCGTCCAGTGGCCAACAAATGGCGACTCCATAATAAGATCTTCAACGGGAACCTTAACTTCAGCAGTAAGCGTACAAAATCCTCGTTTATAATCAAACTTTTCAATTGAAGAATCAATAAAATCAAAATCGTAAAAGTTTTCACGAATGGTTTCGCTAACGAATTCTGAAAAACCAAAACTTCCTCGTTCATATTCATCAAGAAATCCACCATCGCGAAGCTCTTGAATAATATTAGTGCCAAACGGAGTAGTTACCGTAAGTCCAGGCGTAGCAATAAGTTCAGCAAACTGTTCTACTACATCTGTGTTTGACAAGGCAGTATCTACCTCGTCTTCGTTCATAAGAAACACATCGGTTCCTTCACTATATGTAAGTGTTGCCATAGCATTTGGTGCTGTGCGCAAGCTCTTCAGCTTTTCAGTAAATGACATTAATCCTCCTTTAGTCTTTACTTGTTTTTAATTGCTTCTACAAGGCCTTTCATATCATTACTAACGGCTGTTTTAAAAGTAGAAATATCTGTTTTAATTACATGAATATCATCAACCAATTCGCTAACTCTTGTACGAAGCCTTGAAATTTCGCTTGATTGTTCTGCAATTGTTTTCTTTAATTGCTTTGTTGTTCTATTGTCTGTTGTAGGTGTTGCCATTTGTTTCTCCTTTTTAAATGAACAAAATTCTTTAAGTTTTTTAAACACGTTTCTCGATCCACACTATTGTATATTCATCTTTAGTGGGCGGAGAAACATCTAATTTAGTTTTATCATTAATATCTAAAGGCATCAAGCAAGATTTTAAAACTTTAATTGGAATTTTACCGCCTCCAGAAACCCAAGATACATATTGAGCGTTACAATTTGCTTTAATTACTAACTTGGTGTCACTTGGATAAATAAAATTTTTGTGGCCACGTTGTGAAGTGTAGCACACAGTATTTTCTTTAATAATCATTTTATTCCCATAAATAGTTTTTCCACAAATCACTAATCTTTGATGTATTTTTTAAAACACTAGTTTTAGGTTTTGTTGGTCGACGTATTGGTATCATACCACATTCTTTTGGTGTTCTGCAACCTTTTTTTTGATTACATTTTTTACATGCCGCTACTAAATTAGTCCAACTTTTTTCTCCGCCGCGGCTTTTTGGAATAACATGATCAACTGTTAAGTTTTCTGTTGAAAATACTTTTGAGCAGTATTGACATCTATTATTATCTCTCCAAATAATATTTTGTCGATTACAAGAAATGCCGCCAAAACGATATCGAATAACTTTTGTTAACACAATTACAGCAGGTATTTTAAAAGATTTGGAGGGAGAGCAAATTTCTTTTGCATAATTTTCAATCGCTTTAGCTTTTCCGATAATACACAATACCAAAGCTTCTACAGCGTCAATAACTTCTACAGGACGATATGTGGCATCTAGTTTTAGTGCTTTCATAGGCTCATCCATACTATAACTACTTTAAAAGCAGCTGTCAAGTATTATCTATCAGAATGTTTTGTAGATGTTCTAACTGGAGGGGCTAAAGATTGGTCAAAGTTTCTAGAGTTTTGTACTAATTCTGAAGAACTTGCAAGTTTTTTATCTCCACCAACTCCCCACAATAAATCAATATTTAATTCTTTACAAACGTCGACTTCTGGGGTATTAGTTCTCCCACGATCACCACCATTAGCAAAAAAATCAGGCTTTAATCTACGAATAGCTTCGCAAACTGTCCCATCAGTATCATCAACAGAATCAACCAAAACAACGCCTTTAATTGCATTTAAAATTTCCGCTCTTTGTTCAAATGTCATAAAAACAAAACCTTTTTTACGATAAAGCCAATCATCGGAATTAGCAACAACTATAACATCTCCAAAATTTGCTGCGTCTCTAATCATTCGAATGTGGCCAGCGTGAACGGGATCAAATCCTCCTGAGACCATTACAGTTGGTTTTTCTTCAGGGACGTATGAGTTGTTGTCAAACATTTTTTCATGAACTGTCATTTTATTTTCCTTTCTTTTGTTCCGGGAAGTATTTTTTTACTTTAAATTGTGTTCCGCCTGGCCCACATCGCCTAACTCTTACTTCCAAAAATCCTGTATCATCATTATCTAACAATACACTTCTTAACTCATTTGCATCTTGATACGTATCAAAAATTCTAACTTTTTCCCACTTCTTTGGTGTTTTTTCCATTTTAATTTCCTCCCGGTGCTGGTACTACCCATGGTGATGTAGATAAATCTTGTTTCTGCTCGCAATCACAACCAAAAACGGATACTGAATCCATGCGGTTGCCGTTAGAACTACAAGATGTTTCACATTGTTTAATAACTTCTTCATCTACTTGACAAGAGTTTACAAATACAATTGTAACGACTGTAAGGCAAATGTAAAGTATACTTTTACCTATAAAAGATAAATCTAGCGATTCAAAAGGATCTGGTGGTCTTCTACTTGATTTGTCGTAATCTGATGTATCGCCCAGATTCTTCGTCGTAGATGAGTCGTTGTTTGGATATCTCATCTATTACGTGCTCTCTAAATATGTTTGTGACTGGTTTCTCATTTAATTCCGCCTGTCTTTCGGATTGATACTCTTGTTGCATCTGATCCAACATACATTGTACCTTATGATTTAATTCTTGTGTTCTATATTTTTCGTTTTTTCTAAATTGCATAAATTTATAACCAAAATATGCAAAAGTAAGGCAATTAATGCCCAAGATTAATAATAAAAATTCTAACATATTGTCCTCCCTAAACAGCAGTATCTAATCCGGTATCTCCGGTGTCACCTCCTTCATCTGGAAAATAACGATACCCTACTTCTACTAAATCATTCCCGCCCGGTATGACCGTAAAGTAAATAGTATTATCTGTAGAAGAGTAATACCAATCATAATTTAAAGCGCCATTTATAAAAACTCTTATCGATTCTTCAATAGGTTCATAAGTTAATTGAATGTATTCATGAGGCTCTAAACGAGAAGCTGCATCTATGACTCCAGCGCTCCAATCCTCAGAACAAATATCTACAATTTGTCCCATAAAATGATTGGTAGCTTCCATATATCTATCACCTATGTTATAGGTACTTGGAGTTCTTTCACATACTGAGTCTTCTTGCTCTACATTTACAATACTAGATAAATACGCTGATCCATTTCTTTGAGTTTGATACCAAGAAATAAACCCATCAACAGTTGGAAAATGATCGTCACTTTGTTCTTCTTCATCGGACACAAAAACAATTAATAATGCTGCATCATGCCGCAACCATGTTTGAGCATAAGCATTATTCATCAAATACTCATACGCCGCATCAAAACCTTCCTCACGATGGCCTCGACCCATGTTACTATACATACCCTCAGCATCTACAATATCATCACCGGGAACTAATGGAAACTGAGCTTCAATAGATGCTTCTCCTGGATCATTAGACATCATGGCTAATCGCCATCCGCTTTCTGGAAGAGCTAACAACATTGCTTCTATTCCTGCTAACAACTCTTCATCGTAAGCGTTCATAGAACCAGATGTATCGATAACCCAAAGAATGTCTACACCATCAACTGATTGAGGTTGAATAAACGAATCTACCCAAACAAGTCCTGGATCTGTTGGCACTTCTTCATAAATATAAACAGGAACTTCAATTTCTTCATAAACAACATGTATTCCCGAGCCTTCACCAACAAGATGATAATCCATATTAGTTGTGCAGCCAGTTAAAACGGCTGCTACAAATACTAGCAGTTGTTTAAATAATTTGAGTGCCATCCCTATTAGTACGTAGGGGACGACTTACTAAAAACGTCTTCTTTGTTAAATTTTATTATTTAAGAGAAATAATATCGTACAAAGTTGCGGGAGAAATTTTAGCTCTTTCAAAAATTCTAGCCTTTTTCCAGTCGATCACCCGGCTTACTCTCAAAGCATGCGCAATCCATTCACTACAATACCATCTTCCTTTATGTTTAATTTTAAATGGAACAATATGAGAAAGTATCATACCCCACCAATCATATCGGCATCCTTGTGTGCGTTCAAAAAATTCTTTTATTGTCGCTACTTGATCTTCTGTAACTTTAAGAGTAACAAAGTCCCAATTTTGTGGTTCCCAGTTTTCTCTTTTTATAGCAGACAACTTTGATAATGAAAAAGGCCCAATACGAATCCAAGTAACGCCGTCAGGTAAAATTAGCTCAGCATGAGAGTAAGGACTTTTCGTCCACCATCTAACGATTTTATTAAATAAATCGCCCCTGCCTTTATAAAATGCTACTTTTATTTCCATTAATTTTGATTCGTAATAAACGCCTCCATTAGTACGTATTGAGATCGTCTTTAAATGATACCAAAAATTTTAAGTTTTTTATAAAAAAAAATGGGGGGCGAAAAGCCCCCCGAGAAAGTCACGAAATTTCTATCTTTCGCACCGTTCTTTCTTCTTCTGTTGGTACGACTTTTGGGATGGTCAAAGTAAGAATTCCGTTGTCATAATTGCCTTTAATTTGTGACTCATCCAAATTGTCTCCAAGACGGAAGGAGCGTTGAAATGCGGATCGTTTGATTTCACGCTTAACATACTGTCCGTCTTTTATGTCTTCGTGTTGATTGCTGGTGCCTTGAATAGTTAGCACACCTTCTGCAACTTCAACCGATACGTCTTCTCGTCGCATACCGGGAATAGCTGCCTCAATTAACACGCTTTGGTCATTATTAATGACATTCACCTTTGGGTAAGAGCCTTTATGAAAAAAGTCTTCTCCCAAATCTCTCGATACAGTTGGAAACATACTTCCAAGCATATCATCAAAAAGTCGATCGAACGGAGTCAAAAACTCGTTCTTCGAAAATGCCCTAGGGGCAAGGTTATTTCGCCTTACTATTGTAGTCATAATATTTCTCCTTATCTGTTTAGTATAAGCTTGTTAGCAGTCGTATTGATCTACTAACGTCTATAATATAACCACTTATTATAAGTAGTCAAGCTTTTTTTGGTTTTTTTACACTTACAACGGAAGAAACCAGCTCCACAAGAACATCAGGCATCTCTTCTTGTGTGCCGGTTTCAAACCACATAATAGTAAGTCTATCGTGAATAACTCTTTCATTCATATGAAATGTAGAGTCTACTGCAACAACTAGCCCAGTCATTTGTTCATCGTATCCTATTGTAATAAATTCTTTTTCTCTTACAATATCACCGACACGAAACTGGTATCCGTCGTCATTCACATAGTAATTATAATTTACAAATCGTATCTATCTAAATAAACCATATCTTTACCAAGTATTTGTTTAAAAAAGTTAAATGATATTTGTTTACTTTCAAAATCGTATTTTTTTTGATAAAAATCTATTGTTTTAGAGTCGGACTCTGGTTTATTTTTAGATTTTTCAACATATTTTTTTAATGATTGTTTTTTATTAATATCAATTTTATTAAAAAATTTAGTATAACTAAGTTTATCGATGTTTGATTTTAAACCATAAAATTCTGTTAATTCATTAATTTTATCATTAGTGTTTATTAAAAGATCCTCATAATAAATTACTTTCTTTTCGCCTTTATGTTGATTGAAGAAATCAAAATATGATTTATATGCTGATGTAAGGTCTTTTAAAAATAAATCTGTATATTCATAAAACGATAATGATTGTGTTGGCATTCTAGGAAGATGTGTTCCATCTTCTAAAATATCATAAACCATTTTACCAGCTTGAAAAAGACTATCATCATTAAAAAACGCTGATTCTCTAAAAAAAATAATTTTTTTATTTTTATGAATATTTTGCGTATACATTACATTAAAACTATTTTTTGAAATAGCTCGCAAACATAACTCTAGCGGGTTTCTTATCAGAAAGCACACATTTTCGTTGTTATTGCTAACAGATATCAAATCTTGTATGTGATGTATTCTTTTAGGTAGTAAAATATCTTCTGTTTCAGTAATATTTTCAATACAATATCTAGCTAAATTGCTACCAGAACTTGGATAAGATACCAGCCAATTTTTGAACATTATTCAGTATCATCAATATCTACAATTTCAACATCAAATTTAAGACTATGTTCACACAAAGGATGATTATGGTCTAACATTACATTTTCATTATCGAACGCCAACACTATAGCGCTTATTGTGTTGCCAGAATCTTGATTTTTACCACTAACTGGCATGCCACAAACAAGGTTTATATCGTCTGGAAATAAATTTCTAGGAACTGCAAAAATAGCATTTGGGTTACGATGACCATGTGCGTCTTCTACTGAAAGTTCAATAGACTTTTTTTCACCCGTGGTCATTCCAACTAAAGCGTTTTCTAATGATGATAATAACATTCCGTTACCAAGAGCTACTTTGAAGGGCTCTGGCTTGCCTTCAGACTCTCCATATACACCTTTGCTATTCCACGTGTTAACAAAAATTGAACCATCAGAAGATGTGCCTTTAAAATGTAATGTGATTTTTGAATTTTTCGTTACTTTGTTCATTTTTTACTCTTTTTTTTGTTGCGACTATTAACTGCTTTTTCTATTTCTTCTGTTGGAAGGTCCATGCCTTCTTTTAACTCCCACAGAGCTTTTTCAATTTCATCTGTAACATCATCATCTAAGTCGCCATCAATAATGTGTACTTTTTCTACTTGTTTGTATTGTATCTTATTTCGTATATTTTGTATAAATTTATTCATTTTTATTAGCCTTAACATAATTTCCAAAGCAATAACCAGATGCCAAAACGCAAACACCTGCGAGGATCCAATTTTGATCAGATAGTAACGCGATAGCAAATACGCCGTTTATTGCGGAGCACCCTAGGCTAGTATATTTTGAACTTAAAAATTCTCTCATTACCAATTTACTCCTGTTGTTGCCGCGATTCTATAATATCCATTAATGTCTGGAATATATACCAAATGAATTGGAACACTAAAGTGTCCTGCGGCCTGTGTCCAGCCAATAGCTGAGACAAGATGAATATAATTATTATCATCTGCTGGGTCATAGATAGTTACGTTTGCTCCTACAGCCAACTGAAGAGCATTATTAATTTCAAACCCAACTAGTGCATTACCTGAAGGAACAATAACGCTTTGTTCTAAACCGCTAATAGTAACATTTTCAATAAAAAGCAAATCTAGCCAATCACCGCCAGACATTGTTTGCTGAGTTTCAAATCCAATTGCAAACATATGTGGACTTCTAAGTCTTTCACTTTCGTCACCCCCATTCACATAGTTGTATCCAAAACGCAAGCCTTTGCGGGTTGTCCAGTCTGCACTATCTCTAACTGAAACAGCGTGATCGTCTGCGACTGCTGTAGTTGTAAGCGTTAATCCAATAACGCATGCTAGTAATTTCTTAATCATTTTATTCTCCTTGATTAAATGGTGGAAGCGGCGGGAGTCGAACCCGCGTCCACGATACCTCAAAAGGCAAGTCATTCACAAGCTTAGTCAATTTACTATCACCTATTGACAAAGATAGATGGCTATAAGATATCGCTTACCACCCTGTTGCGATAAATAGTTTGATTTTTATAACTTGTCTGTTATTTTGATTAGATTGGATAGAAGGCTCTAATCAGCCTCCTCGATTAAGCCGCTAAGCGTGCTGCTTCGAAATGTGTGTTGTTATTTGCAACTATTGTTTTGAACTATTAAGGTTGTATCTTACCTACTTGCACTCGACTTCATCCTTACCCTGTCGAAGCCATTTCGCTCCCATAAAAGCCAACCGAATGTGGTTCTTTTGCTCCCCACTCGCTAGTCTCCCAATTATTTTATATCTTTATGAGACATCCAGATATTAACTTATTTTAGTTTTAAACGGTCGGTTTAAATTTTTCAAACATCGTTGAAGTATGATTCTACATCATATCTTCTGAGCAATTTCTTAAATTCTACATAGGTAAGATCTAAAAATCTTGCTGCATCTTTTTTAGATTTAGTTGTTGAGATAGCAAATTTTAAAATTGCTTCCTGAACAATCTTATTAGAATTTCTCCAAATATCAAATCCATATAACCTGTTATTAATAAGATTACAAGAAAGTTCTAACTTGATAGCTATAAGGTCTTCTAATGTGAGATTAGAAATTAACACTAATAAACTATCATTTAACTTGTTTTGATCTCTTAATTTAGTTATAATGCTTTTATTGATTGTTGTTGAAAGCTTTTGTTTGTTTGCCATCACATATATAAAGGTAACTGATTTAAGAAAGCTTGTCAAGTGACAATTGTGAAAAAAGTGTTTTTACAAGTGTTTTCAAACAGCTTCAGGTTGTGTTTGCTTATTATCTCCTTTAACCATATCATATCCTGCTTTTGCAACAGGCGCTATAGTTTTACCAGCTTTCCATAAACCTGATATCATTCTTAAAGCACCAAGACCTCCAGCTGTCAAAACACCTAAACCAGGAAAAGCTATATTTAAAGCAACACCAGATGCCATGCCAATCAACAATTTTGTAAACCAACCTTCTTCTATTAATTCCATTATGGTAAAATTACCTGCCAGCGCTGCCAAAATAATCGTTGGTTGAAACATAGGACTTTGCCCGTTGACAAGAGCAAAAATCCATAAACCCAGCAATATACCACAAATACCAAGCCTAGTAAGATAGCCTTTTGAATTTCCAGTTACTTGATCATAACAAAGATTAGCTTTTCTTTCTTCTGGATCGCAAACTTCATCTTCGTTGCCTTTCTTATCACCCATAATTTCTACTTCTTCTTTTTTAATATTGTTAATCCAAATTTTGACAGCTTCAGTTGCTTTATCGGCGGCTGGTACTTTTTTTACAATAGCAAAAAGATCTTTTTGAATTGCCTTAATAAGGCCATATGCGGTATCGAAAATTTCTTTAAAACTTGATAGAGACCAATCTATAATTTCAAAAAGTTTATAAAATAATCCATTCCATGAAGTAAGTAATTTATAAAAGCCTTTGGCTGATGTGCCAATTGCTTTGGCTAGATTTTTTACTGTTTTCCAAATATTTGAAAACCACCCTTTTTTAGGAACACCTTCTTCTTTATCTTCTTGATCTACTTCAAAAAGAAAATTGTGTTTGGTTGATTCTGATAAAACCATAAACTTTTCGGCTCTTTGGCAAAACTTTTCATATCTTTCATCAAGTTTTTCTAAATCTATCGATGAAGAATTAGCGTAATGGCGCCAGTTCTCCATGATTAAATTCATAGAATTGCAGTTTAAAGTTTTTGTTCTCATAATATTTTAGGTACTTATCTAGCAATTTCAACAACTTTTGGTATTAAATCGTCTCTGCCGGCGTTTCTTAAGGCTTGAGTAAGCTTTTGAACGTAAGGTATATATCCTGTTGGACCATGCGGATTCGGTCTTTTTTCCATTAAAGCTTTTACTCCTTCAAGAATGTCTTCATCGCTTAAAACTTCTATTTGTGGAGGAACCTGATCACCGATCGGATATTTAAAAATTTTCTCAAACATCGATGCAGTTTCAGTTGCATTCATAGCTGCTTCAGCGCCAGCGCCAGCCGCACCAAATTCAGGGTGATCGCCTACCTTTCCAGATTCAAACCACTCTATATGCCCTTCAGCTTTTGCTTTTGCTTGTTCATATGACTGTTTATATCCATCTAATCGTGCATATATTTGATCTGTGTTATCATATGCATCTTCAAGCGCTTTTTGCTCTTCTGGTTTTATTTCTCCATAACCCATGGCTGGTTCCCCTGCGGCCTCCCAATCTGCTTTAGCTTGCTTTGCTGTTTGTACGGCATCAATATATTCTTGTTTTTGTTCTCTCATTACTTTTACAGCTGCTAATGATGCTGTATCGCCATATTCAAAAACTGCACGAAAATCATTTAAATCAACTACTTCGCCTCTTTTTGCTGCGTTATAACAAGCAGTTAATGATGCTTGAGCTTGTGTATATGCTTGAGCCTCTGCTTTGTCAACACCTCCTTTAGCTTCTTCAAGAAACCCCATCGCTCTTTGATAATCACCTTCAGACAAAACTTCACCAGCGACAATACATTTACCTTCTACTTCTGTTACTGCACCAATTGCTTGTGTACATAAAGGCTGGTCGCCGGCCGCTTCTGATTTATTTCGTAATTTTTCAAGATAATTTACAACTATGGTAGCAATTGCAACAAGAGCAAGTATTACCAAGCCAGCCACAACTATTTTAAAAAGTGTTGGAAATTTAGTTTTGAATTTAACAACAAGTTTGAAAATCCAAGACATTACTTTCCATACTACATTTTTTGCTTTTTTTACAAATCTTCCAAACATGTTGACACCCTTGTTAACAATATTTGATAATTTGTTTACAATTCCTGGCGATGGAACTTCTTGCTCTTTTAGTAAAGAAGCTTTGTAAATGCGATTAAATTCTTGCACTTCATAAAGCCAAGATTTTTCTAGTATAGATTCAAGTTGTTTTTCTGTAAGTTTTTTAGAATCAAATTTACGCTCTATTTCGTCTAACAACACGACTGTTGGAACAGAATTGTTACTTTCAAATAAATAAACTTTATTATCTGCTGGTCCTCCCATATCATCTAATACGTTTTGAAATCTTCTAAAGTTTTCCATAATCATATGCATGGAATTAGGATTATTATTTAATGGTTTTCTTCTCATAGTTCAAACTCCAGTTCTTCTTCTCCGCCTAAATCCAATTCATCTCCACCGGCTGGCTCTTCTTGTTTGGCTGTATCATATGCTTGATTGCTTGGCTCATCAACCTTTCCGGCTAATTCGCCTTCAAACTTATCAAAATAAAGTTTAAGATTGGCAATTAAGTAATCATAAAACAATTCTTGATCTTCTGGATTAGAAAGTAGTTCATAAGAATCAATAATGCTATTTTCAACCTTTTTAAAACTATTGTAAGCCATATTGCGACCGGTTTCATCGCCCTCTACACCAGCACCAAAATCATCACGTGGATCAGTCTCGTCAGACTCTTCTTCAGCTTTCTTTTCTGCGTCTGTGCGAATGTCAATAAATTTATCATCCTCACCAGTTATGTCAATATCAATAACTTCATCTAAATCTTGTGCCTTATCATCAGCTTTATTATTAATTTTTGCGGGAGTAAGTGTGTTAATAACAGCATTAATAATATGTGCCCTAAAGGATTGTCTTTGAGATTCATCAGTGGTTAGAGATTTGAAGTCTGCTTCTAAAACAGGAATAATTTTCTTTAATAGTTCTTCAAGAACATTAATTCCAGTTGATTTATTTGGCGCTGGATCTACATCAGGTGTAGAAGACTCAGACAGCATGCTTTTTAATTCTAATCTAAGTAACTTTTTTAATGACTTACGAATTTCTTTTTCTTCGTTTAGTTTTTTTGCCTTGACATGTCGAATCAAATAACGTATATTTTCTCTTAAAACTTGTTCATCTTTATTCATTTTGCGATGCCTCTTTCCATAATTAGTTTAATAATATCGTCAACAAGATTTAAGTCAATATTTTCTTGTCTAATAATAGAGTTTTGTTTTTTCTTTTTACTACCACCAGCAACATTACCACCTGCCATACCTGATAATTCTTCTAAATTTTCTATTCCTAAAATTTTTAAAACACCATCAACATTATCGCCAGCAAAATCCATTAGTTGTTCTTTATTTGCTGAAATATCTCCTAAGAGATTTCTCATATCCGTGGCGCTAAAAGGTTCACCACTTGGTCTAATAAGAGGTTCAACCGCACTTTCCATTGGAGGTACAAGATTTAAATCACTTCCTACGTATCGATCAGCTCCCGTCCAACGTTTTGCGTCTCCGCCTTTATTACTAGCGCCTAAAATAATTGTATCTCCAGCACTAATCGGATCCATGCCCATTTTTTCTGCAGCTTTTTCTCGCTGCCCGGCCTTTCCGCTAATTTCATAAGCTGCGTTTATTGGAGAAGCGTGAGATGATTCATAGACTTCTACTTTTGGATTGGCTCCCACAAACAGATTCCAGATTTGACGAGAGTGATCAGCGGTGATTTCTTTTCCATTTGGAAGTTTTCTAGCATTTTTAGTAGGGGCTGAAATCAAAACTATAACTCGATTAGCAACTTGAGCATATTGCTCTACCATGTTAACATGGCCCATGTGAGGTGGTTTAAAAGCGCCTGGAACAATTGCAATCGTTTCATTCTGCACAGGCTCGTTTTCAAATTCCACATCAACAACAGGATCTTCTAGTTCATCTTCAATTTCTAAAACTAATTCATCTTCAAGTTCTTCTGACATGCCAGAACGTCTTGCTCGACCAATAATTTGATTTGCCATGGCAAAAGCGCCAGTTAATTTATAAATGCGATCAGAACCTGGAGGGTATTCAAATACAACGCCTTCAAGAGATGATGCAAGGTTTTCTATTTTACCTAATTTTGCCAATTGTTTATCAACTAGCTCACCCATTTTTTCATCACCAGAGCTTTGTAAACTTTTTAAATATACAATTGACTGTTGAAGTTCACTACGCATGCGCTCAACTTCTTCATCATGCTCATCAACAAAAAAGCTTTTAACACCGCGCAAAACTTCAATAGCAAAATCACTAATTGCAATTTCTAATGGTCTCAATACAGAAGCAATATATTTTCTTGATTTTGTTTTTGAGCCTAAGTTTGAAACAACTGATTGTAGCTCTTTAGGTAAACCTTTCTTCAATCCTGTAACTTTAATACCACGTTCTTTGGCTCCATCTGGATCTAACATTAGCATCAAAAGAGGCTCCAAAATGTTTTCTGGGAGTCCAACCTGCTCAGTATATTTTTTAACAACTAAACCAACATAATCACCTAATGTTGCATTCATACCTACAGGAGATGCAAATCCTTGTATTTTAGATGCAACTTCTTCAAGTGCTGAGCCATCTGCTAATTTTTTTAAAGCAATTATTTTAGGACCGTGTATGTTCCAATCTTCTTCGCCGACATTTTGTTTACCCCCGTCTACTGCTTTAACTAAAGAATAAAACTTTTCTTTTGCTAAGCTTCGTTGTTCTGAGCTTTCGTCATCTCCAAAATATTGCAATCCGTGCAAAACTATATTAGGTGCAGAATAAGATATAATGTTAGGGTTTGCAGGATACATTATCTCCATGTTAACGTATCTCTGTCCGTTTGAAAAAATATCCTCAAGTGTTTCTGGGCTAAGCTTTTTTAAAGCGGCTGAAATAGCTTTAAAGCCGTTTGTAAAAGCATTTTCTGCTGGGTGTCCCTTCCATTTGCTAATATATTCATCGGTAGTCATACCACCTTTTTGCACATCGCCATTATTGCGAGCTGTGCGTATTTCTCCATTAGCAACAGTTAAAAATAAATTTTGACCATCAACTTTTTCAGTAGTATTTTTTATATCTGCGGCCGCAACTTTAGAAAGAATGCTAACTATCTCATTAAAAGTTAGATCCAAGTCTTCTGATAAATGGGCCATGTGCCCAGCGACACCGCCCATAACTTATGCCTTTGTAGCTTTATTAAAAGCGTTAGTTAACGATTCTTTAATTTGTTCTGAAGTGTATCCAGCATCATGAAGACGTTTAACTGACTCACGAACACGATCGGCATGCCCCATACGTCGCTCATCGCCTTGCTCAGAGTTTTCGCTACGATTTGCTCGGCCGCCTTCTTCCAATTCGTCATCGTCTTCGTCTCTTTTTCCGGGACCACCATGACCTTCAGCTAAACTAGCATTAGTAACTTGAATATCTTCAGCAGCTACGTTTTCAAGTATAGTACCGTCAGATAATTTCATATCATAGTGCGTTACCCGACCAAGCTCTTCATTATAATTATGCTTCACAGCTTCTGCCATTTCAATTGTTCCATTATGTTGAACACCGCCATGATGCACACAATAATGATTAGGTGCAAAAATCTGCTCTCCTTCCTCATTTACAACCTTTTTATGTTGATCATTTTCTAAATTTTCTGCAAGAGGTTTGAACTCAAACCCAAATCTTTCCATTAGGAGACCATTAAGCTCCTGATTTTTCCAATTTTTTGTAGACATTGAACTTTTATCTCCTTTTTGTAAATGTTCGTAGTAAATAGTGCCTTTTTGGCTGTCTTCCCAATCTCTAAACACAATAGATGCTTGATATGCTTCAATTTCCATGTTTCTCATGTGCGGATCCGCTTGCGCATAGCCTTGTTCGCCCATATTTGTTACTTTATCAAACTCTCCGTTGCAATTTTGTGTATGATGCATCAGTTCATGCGCAAGAGAGCGCATAATATCTTTAGGGTGCCTATCGGTTATATAAAGCGTAATTGACTCATTTTGAGGGTCATAAAAGCCTGTTTTACCCATAGGATTAGCTGCATTTTGTTGATTTTGACGCAAAAATAGCTTTGGAGGTCGATCAAACCCCATTTGCTGCTGTGCAAACGGCATAAATCGTTGAATTAGCGGCTTTAACACGTCAATCATCTAAAAATACTTCCTTTTGCTCGTCAGAGTACCAAATATACTCTAAATAGTTCCCAAACGGGTCTTTTACGTAAACTCCGGTCGTTCCATCACGATGGTATACTACTTCTCCCATTTCTAACGGCAAATCTTCCTTTTTTTCGACTAAAATACCAAAATGTGCGTATGGATAGTGTTTTTTGTCAATTAAGGCGATGTTTGTGTTCGAAACGGTCATTCTGATGTATTTTGAATCGCGAAAAGTTACTTTTCCAGCTAATTTTTCGGTATACCACTCTTCTGCGACCTTTAAATTGTCTACTAGTATGGCTATGTGGTCAACAATTGACATCATTAGTTAATTCCTCTGGATTGGACTTAGAAACTAGTTTTAAACTTGCTGTAAAGAAGTCAATTTCTGATGTTGTATCATTTACAGGCTTAACTGTTGAAATAGACACCAATCTTCCTGATCTAATTTCATTTTTGATCTCAATAACAATTCCATAGTGAGAATCCCAGCCATTAATGTCGCGATTCCACGTTGACCACTCTACAATATCGCCGATATCGAAGATTTTTGCTGTTAATTCACCAAAAGTATCTTTTTCATTCATTATTCAGTTCACAATCCACGTCATAACTAGCACTAACGTCGGATAACCGCTGAAATTCATTAAGCTCCTCATTAAAGACTATAATTTCTTTTTCTTTAAGATTAATAGTTCTATATTTTCGCGTTCTACGATTGACAATTTCAACTTCATTAATTAATTGTGTGATTTTTTTCTTTTTTCTCGCCATTTTATCAATTGTTTAGTTTTGAAGCGAAAATTAAAGCTAAAAGAGTCACAGTTGCAAATTCAAAATCCCAAATTCCATAAACAATCCACGAACTTAAAATTATCGCTATTGTTTGCCAAAATTTTCCAAAATTAAATAACATTAATCATATCCTGTGTGTATTAATTCTTCCGGTTCTATACAAATCATATCTCCAGCATGTGTATAAATAAGAGTCCTTCCAAAACTATCGTAGTTTTCATATAATATGAAAGCTTTTACTCCTCTAAATATTTTTTTATGTGTTCTGCGTGCAGGATCCCAGCACCACATTTCTCCTGAGCCCCCTATAGCAACTTCAGGAATTAACTCGTCTTCTTCAGTAAGATTACCAGAAATTTGTTTAATGATTTTTTTTACTAAATCGTTTTTAGAATCAGTTTGTTTTTTAGCCATTAATATAACTAGAAAAACATTACATAAAACGAGAAACTAAAACAGCAACTGCCATAGCAAATTGAACAACCATAAATATTGTAACAGCTTTTGTCTTAAATGTTCTCAAATTTTCTAATTCTCTCATCGCATATTTCATTTGAGATGGAGAAACAACTTCATCAATCTTATCCTTCCAATTTTTTAATTCTTCTAATCGATCTTCTTTTGCTTTAATTTTTGTAATTTGCTCTTTAACATCTTGAAGCTCTTTGCGCATGCTTTCAATGCCAACATTAAGAGTTTCTAATTGTTGTATTACTAACTTAGAATATGTTTCCCAACCTTGATTACTAGACATTTTATAATCCTGTCATATCATATTCCCAAATACAGGCTAAAGAGACTCTTCCTGGATTCGCTGCAGGATCTACGCCAATACCAATAAGACTGCCGGCCTCATAATGTTGCGATCCGGTTGTGTTAAAAACACCTACTGCATTAGCTTCATCGGGCATTGAAACAGTAACATCTTCAACAAAAGGTTGATTTGAGACAGTTAAGCCAGAGCCGGTGTGTATTGAAATAGTAACGTTTCCGTTTTGGGCATCTTCAAATTTTGCTAAAACTCTTACTAACCTTCCATTAAAAGGAGCAACCATCGAGTTGGTATATACAGCGCTTCCAAAATTTACCTCACCAGCATTCATAAAACTTATAAATTTAAAAGCATGGCTACTTCCATTTTCGTAATAATGTCTTGTGTGGTGAATTTGTCTACCCCTAAGTTGTTTATCTTCAGTAATGACAGTAGTGTTGCCGACCTGATAGCCTCCTTCAAAATCAGCAGTAAATCCGCTAATTTCACCGGAACCTGAAATAGTAGTGGCACCGGCAATCGCACCAGCATTCGTGATACCACCGCTATTAACATTAACAGCGTTACAAGAAAGCTGGGCATCTTCATCAAAGCCTCGGTTACCTGCGCCACCAACGGTTAATGTTAGTCCAGATACTCCTCCAGATGCTGACAATGCAGAAAAGTTTGTTGTTACATTTTGTAAAACTTTGTCTTCTGTAATAACAACTGAACCGCCAACGGTTAAGCCGCCTTCAAACGTTCCGGTAAAACCAGAAACTGCACCTGATCCAGAAATTGTAGTAGCACCAGCAATAGAGCCGGCATTACTTATACCAGCACTATTGTTATTGATACCATTAACAGAAAGTCCTGCGTCTTCATCAAATCCTCTATTACCAGCACCACCAATTGTTAAGGATAATCCTGATAATCCTGCTGAACTAGAACATGCTCCAGAAACGTTAAGAGTTCCTTCAAAAAATGCATTACCAGCTGCTTGAAATGTGCCAGAGCCTGAGATATTTCCATCAACAATAACATCTCCACCTGCAGGATCTAAAGTAATGTCTCCATCAATAGTAAATGTAAGATTGGCGGCTGTAGCATCATCATCGACGGTTGTGATTGTGGTTGCACCATGGGTAGTAGTTTGAATTTGAAAATAGTCACCACTATCAGCTGAGCTTTCAATTCTAAGATCGACACCGCCATCTTCAACGTCAAGCTGAATTCCGTAATTGATGTCGCCACCACCTGCTTCAATCCTTGCACCTTGGACAAGGCTAGTGCCATTTGTTCCGCCTTGCGCGTTAATAAGTGCACCATATACAATAGGAGTTCCGGCATTAGCGGCATGCGTAAGTGTCGGCGTGACATGTATACCATACATAGTGTTATTACCATTGGTAGCTGTGGTGTTATCCATATCAATTTGGATACCATACATGGTATTATCTGATGTGGAAGCGCCGGTTTTATCCCAGTCTATATCTAAACCAACCACAGAGGCTTCGGTGGTGTCCGAGTAATTCTTGTCTATTTTTACTCCTGTTTTTCCACCATCTGACTGAATTGCAAGTGCTTGAGCGTTAATTGCATCAGCATGATTTTGAATTATAAGCGCGGTGTTTCTTGTTCCTGTGTTTGATGAATTGTCATCAACATAAAGAGCGTTACCTGTCGTTAATCCATCAGCACCAATAGCAAGTGCTCTTGCTGTTGTTAAGTCGTTTGCTGTTATATTAACTACATTTGCATCAACATTACCAGCATTAATATCAAGACATTGCTTGTCTGTGTCGTTGTTATTTAATTGTACAAGAGGTACCCCGGAAGCACCGGCAGAAGCATGATTTTTTACTTCCAGTGTGGCGCCGGGAGATCCCGTGTTGTCGCCAATACTCATCCTATTAGTAGAACCCTCAATAAAAAGCATATGAGACTCGTCAGCAGTTTCAACTCTGAAGTCAATGTCAACGCCGCCCTCATTAAAAGTTACTTCGTCTTGAGAATCATCCTCGGTAAGATCTAGAAAATTCACGCCGCCGGCTTGAAAGTTTATGTCGTCATCTGTAAAGGAGATGAAAGTGTCAGCATCCCCGGCGTGATCTATCTTATCGCCAACCGAAACAGTACCTGACACAGCTAGCGTGCTACCAAGAAAAGCAGCACCAACGCTTTGAAGAGTGCCGGAACCTGAAATATTACGATATCCGCTAATATCTCCACTACCATCAAGAACCATTGCTTTACTAGCTGCAGCAGTTCCAGGGGTAACACTATCTAAAACTCCAATTTCAGCAGCGCTAATTGTTGTACTATCAATTGTTAAACTAGTATCGCAAGTAATTGTTCCATCAAAATCAGCGTTACCACTAACGTTGAGAGCGGCACCAAGAAATGTATTTCCAACTGCTTGTAACGTACCAGAACCTGAAACATTTCCTGCAGCATCGCAAGCCCATACATTACTATTGCTGTTGTTTCTAATTTTTACAGCTTCTGTATCAGCGCTATCGGATGCCAAAACAAATCTAATATCTTTACTAGTTGCTTCGTTATCAATAGTTATATGACCGCTGGTATTTTTAATTTTAGAATTGCCATCATGTTTAATGCTTAAATCACCTCCCGCTCCTAACAAAATAGGATAATCGTCTACATTAACAGACAGCCCTTGAGATGCTGTCAAACTACCAGAAACTGTTATAATATCACTTGCGGCATTTCCTAATACAACATTTCCTTCTACATCGAGAATTCCAGTAAAATATCCATTTGCCGCGTAAATATTTGTAGATGCAGTTAAGCTTCTTACATTTGTAATGTCTTTGTCTGCACTGATAATTGTAGAACCGCCTACTGCAACGCCTTCTTCAAAAGAGCCGCTTAAGCTACTAACTCCTAAAGAGCTTGTAATATAACCAACAGCCTTAAGAGTATTACCATCAAATGTAAGGTTTGCTTCAGCATTAATATTATTTGCATCTACAGAGGTAACAACTCTATTGTTTCCTTGATTTGCTTGTGTTAAGCCTCCTGCTAGCAAATTAGTTGTTGTTCCCTCAGAGTCTTTAAAATATAATTTTGTTGTGCCACTATCATCTGCAGCATACAAGCGTCCAAAATTAGATGCTGGATTTCCAGGTGCTGACATCTCTGAAATATCAACATATTTGTCTGCCATAGTAAAATTACCAGACAAATTTAAATTACCGCCAAGAAACGAATTTCCAACGGCTTCTAAATCTACTGAACTTGAAATAGAACTATTGTCTATCACTACTCTTGCTATATTGTTAGTTTTAAACCCAATAGAATCACTTTCAAAATCAATTTGAGTGTCCACATCATCTTCGTTTTTGATATCTCCAAATCCGCGAGGACCTTTAGAGTTGTTATATGCCATTAAATATCTCCTATTTACTATCCACGTATGTAATTATATAGTTCTTGATCTGATACTTCATCTTTTCTATGATTGTGGTTTTTAATTTGTTGCATTAGTTCTGTATCACTCATTTTAAATAATACTTGTGGCCCAATTCCACTTTGCATGTTTGCATTTAAAGTTAAAGATAATAATGCATCAGCAATTGCTACAGAGGCTTCTTTGCCTGAGCTTTCTTTAATAAGTCCTTCGCGCTTTGCATAATCTGGAATAAACACTTGCGTTTCACCACCTAGTAAATGATCAGGAATGTCTTTACGAGAGTAAGAAGGAATTTCTATTTCTTCCTCTTCTTTTTCTTCAGGGTATTTCAAGCCGTATTTTTTCATGTATTCTTGTTCGCTTTTTGTAAGCGCTTCAAACGTTCTGCCTTTGAGTGCTCTTTGTAAAAGTATTTCAAGAACATCTTGTTCGGTAATGTCTGGGTCTTGATTAAAGACTTTAATCATTCTCCATACCATTGGAACACGCGCCATTAACATAGCGGCCTGCCTATTAACAAATACTCTTGGGTTTTCTACTTCGGGATAAAATTCACTTTTTCCCATTTTATCAAGAACTGTATTAACTGCTGCGTCCTTCTCAAACACACTAATCTCTGTTAAATACTGTCGCCAATTTTCAAATAGGAGTTTCATTTATAACCTCCACTTGATCATAATCCTTGATGAAAACATAACCACCGGGAAGCTCGACGTAATCATCACCTATAACTTTCATAGTTATAACCTTGCCATATCCTTCAGCATTTTCTCTATCTTTTGTCGCGTTAATCCCAATGGTTGCCTCTTTCGCCCATTGAGGGAGTTCTGTCTCCTCATCGAAACCTCTTTCTATAGCGTAGTTCATCACTTCTGAGTCTTTGGGAATAATGTCCTTGGTAAGAGACAACTGCCCGGTTTCCAAATATTTATCATATACAAAATCTGGTATACCTCGATATACAATCAGGTCTTCACCCTCATTCAAATACTCTCGCCAATTTTCCATTAAGAGTTTCATCTTAAAACTTCCTCAACTTTTCCACAAACCTCAATAGGATCAATTGGTTTGTAGTCTTGCTCTCCAAATTCATTAGACATTGCTGGTTTACCACCAGCTTCTGGATTGGTGGCAATTGTGATATGCGGAAGACCTTCAATTTTGTTATAAAGGTTTTGACTTTCTGCATCAACTCTCACGGCAATAACGCGCTCATTTTGCGCTATACCTGTAATCGTTAAACATCCTTCATAAAATTGATCAGTTGGCAAACGTTGCTTTTGTTCTGTCGGCGGGATCATCGTCATGTGATGTGCATATACCTTCCAACCTTCGGGCGCTAGCTGTGCTAGTTTTTGATGCGAGGCTTCATCTAAAATAAATCCCGTATACTCAATTGATTTTGCCATGTCGTGCCCCATGGCAACTTCATTTACATACTTCCGCCAATTTTCCATTAAAAGTTTCATTATCGACCATATCCTTTTGGTGTTTTATTCCAGCCCGGTGTTCCTAAAGGTGGTAAATTATTTATAGCTGTGTCAATTTTTGTTCCGTGTGAAGCATTAGTTAATTTTCCATGCCAGCCATATGGACCTAAATCTTTAACTGTAATTCCATTTCCTTCATTAAATCTCCAATATGCTACAAGGCCATCTCCACCTGAACTTTTGTGGTTATAGCCAGTTCCATTATCATATACATCCCTAATCCAATTGTTATCTTTAACTTCATTATAAATAGCTATTTCATCAAGTCCACACGCATTTCCATTATTATATTTAACATTTCTTAATCCTGATTCTGAATCTGTTCCACTAGCTACTACCGCCCTCATGCCAAAAGCTAAACCGCGCGCCATCTGAGCACCAGTATGGCTCGTCCAGTTCACAGATTGTTTTCCTTCACCAAATCCCCCATATATATGATATCCATTTATGTAAAATTTTTGGAGCATATTCCCATCATCATCAGGGTTATCAGTACCGGCATATGTTACTACAATATGATACCAGTTGCCCAGTATTAATTTATTACCAGAGCCAGGGGCTGTTCCTTCACCATTATTTAATAATGTGTTTGATAATTCTGAATTACCTGAATCATCAAACATATCAGCCCAAGTTGTGTTATTTACTTCTGAAGTGCCTATTTCAAACCATGGTTTTGACGCATTTCTTATTCCAAAACCAAATCTGGAATGTTCATCTCTTTTCCAACCAATTGAAAATGAATCACTATAGGATTCATCTGGTCTCCACCAATAAGATATAGTAAATCCTGATTCTGCAAGTGGCTTTCTACCAGAGCCTTCCGCAAAACCTCTATTTGTGGGATCATTAGGGGTAAACGATGTTGCAACCAAATCTGCCCGCGCAGCTGCTGCATCATTACCGGTAAATGATAAGAAATAATTGGGCAAAATTTTGCGGGCCTTACCGCGAGTTCTGTGGCGCCGTTTTGCTAGTAAATTATCTCGTTTAAAAATTTCCATCGCTCGCTCATAATCTAAATCAGCGAGTTTAAGATTAAGAGGATCCGACAACCAACTATTCCAATCAAGTTCTTGAAGAGAGGGCTCGCGTTTTTTAATTATAACTCTTATTTGTTCAAGTATCTCACTCTTTTGCTGTAATCGGTTAACCTTAGCTATCAAAGTATCAACTTGTTCATTCCATTTTTGTTCTTGTAGTTTTTGTTTTTTTTGAATATATTTTTGACGAAGGCGTTTGTCTTCCTGTTGTTTTAAAAAAAGTTTTTTACGTGCAGCGATTTCTTTCTGCTCGCGGACTTCGGCTTCTGCTTTAGCAACGCGTTGTGCCTCTTTCTCGGCCTCTAATTTGGCTTCTTTTGCCCATTTTCTTTCCAGTTGTTTTTGTTTGCGCTTCATATACTCTATAGTTATCATATAAATCTTCTCCACACTTCTCCGAGATTTTTAAGATCATCAAAGTTGCGTTGTTTTTCAGCAGGAGGCTGCCCAAGTTTAACGCCATTATTGTAAGCTTCTTCTCGTAAAGCGCCCATAAATGCCTTTGCAATTTCGTCTTCATCATCCATATCACCAGTAACTAGTTCATAAAACTGTGCTACAAGGTCGTCAGGGGTGTCTGCGTTGACGTGAAAAGTTATACTATAGCGAACTTCGCCTCCGACTTCTACTGCGCTCTTGTTACGAATAGAGAGCCAATATTCGCCGCCTGTTTCTTCTCTAGCCTGCGCAGTTAAGTATCCCCTAAGACGAAGCGCAAACTCTCTACGATCTACGAGATCGAACAAAATTCTTGGTTCAATTCCTAACTCTTCGGGATCAAAATCATAAGATACTGTGGCCCATGCTTCGTATGACTCAGTATAGTGTTCTTTGTCATATTCTACATCCCATTCATAGGCGCCAATCTCTTTATTCTCAATTTTTTGTGCTAAGCTTATATAAGCGTGACCTTCGAGCCAGCCTTGTTCTTTCGCATATTGTTCTACAAGTGCTATAAACATGTCTCGTTTATTATCAAGCTGGTTAATGCCCTCACAAAAGTGCTCAAAACCGTCAGCATCAAATACTATTTTTTGACCTCCCATGTTTGGTACTAGTTTATTATTAAACTCACAACGCCAAACAATTTCTGGATGCTCTTCTGTTCCGCCCCGATAAATTGCGCCCTTGTCGTCATCAAACAGATCTCCAGATGCTCCTTCTGGATCGTAGTAATATTGATTTAAATAATCGGCGATATCTTGACCCTTAACTACATTTGGAAGCTGCTTCCATTCCGATATATCCCAAGTAAGCATTATTTTTCCTTCTGGGATAACATACCAATCGCCTTCACCCGAATCATCTCTAACGTAAAAGTCGACTTTGCAATTAGCATACATCCCAGAGTTCCACTTTTCTCTAACTTCAGCACAGTCGCGCTTAAGTAAAGCTTCAACATCGCCGACCCATTCAGGCGGCATATCTTGTTCTGTTTCTTGATTTTGTCTGACTTGACCCATAAAATATTCTACGGGAAGATTAATAAGATTTGATAATAGTTTTTTACGGCCGCCGTATCCTTGTGTGTCTTCATAAGAACCTCCATAAATTTCAAAATTATCTAAGTTAATTTTTCCATCTTTCTTTGGAAGTTTATCAAATACACCTTCTTGTTTTTGTCTCGCCCAACTGGTTACGGTACTAATAAGACCAGGAACCTTGAGACCATATACAAAATTTTCAGGCACGGCTAATTCTTTGCCATATTCCTCTTCTTCTCCATCAAAGTCGCGATAATAACGAAACTGCCTTAATCTTGTTCGAGAAACTGGATCTAGCTCTAAATTTGAACCATTTAAGTATCGGGCTTGCTCAATAAAAATTTCATCATACTCTTCAAGTTCTTGCTCGGCGCTTTCTACGTTGCCTGTATTTGTTGCTGAGAGTAATTCTTCAGTTTCCACCACATAAGCAATCGCTCCGTGACCCTGCGCTTCAGCAACTGCGCACTTATAATATTCTTGTTTGCCTCCCGCACGACTTGAAGGTGTGTGGCATGATGTTATATTGTCAAAATCGGACATACGCATAACATCTATAGGATGTCGCGTTAAAATAATAGAATATTGGTCATTTTCAAGATTTTCGATGTTATCTTTGATGTATTCTGCGTTTTTCATCCAATATTCGCCTAATCTTTCAAAGTTTTCAATATTTTTAGTTCCAAATTTCCAATCTCTATCTGGTCCAAGGTACCAATTTAGATTAGACTCTAATACGTACAAATATTTACGCTCTTTATCGTCTAATGCCTTTTCAATTTCCTCACCAGTAAGATTTTGTGGTTGCGATACTTCTCTATCTCCATACTCAAATGTCCAATCCATTGCTTTTTGATGTAATGCGTTTAATTTTCTACCATCATCGGCCATTTTTTTAAAAAATTTACCAATTTTCATTTGTATTTTCTTAACACGGTCTGCTTTCCACTCTCTACCTTGAAGGCGAGCTAAATCAGCATCAAGCGATTCGTCTCTAAACTCCTTTTCAGCATAAATTAAACCTTTTTCCCACTCAATATCGTATCCAAGTTCGTTTTGCAGCAAGTTTACAAACTGTCCAAGCTCTGTAGACGTGTCTGTTGTTGGAAATGGTATAACAAGACGTGTTTTATCACCAAAAATTTCATCAAAAGCTAAAACTCCCTTTGGATTATCCGCAAGTTTTTGCAAAATTGCTTCGACACCCTTCATTTCAGAGTCAGAAATCTCTCTAAGTAAAACTTCGGTTGTCAAATCGGAATTTTTCGAGATTTTTTCAAGCAAAAGTATTGCTTTTTGTAAAATTTGCTCATCAGTCAGCATAAATTACTTACCTTTTTTACTATATTTACCTGAACACTTCCATTTTTGTCTAGAAAGGCATAAAGGCGTCCCTCTATCTTTTCCAGAGCAATCTTTTCCGTGAGATTTCATATCTCCATAAGATCTAGCGCAGTATGCGTTACCTTTTCCAGTTCCAGGTTTAATTCTTGGACCCCCACCTTTTGCTTTGCCCGATTGACCATAAGAAACACACCTTCCTTTGACTCTTCTGGCAAATTTTTTACCTTTAGATGGTTTGCATGCCTTCTTTTTCTTGGCTTCTTTAAGTTCTTGTTCTTCATCTAAAAGCCCATAGTATAGTGCTTCCTCTAACATGCTTTCAATTTCTTCATAAAGAGCAATTGATATCTTTTTATTTTCGTCGCCATAAGTTTTACAAGGATCTTGGCCACACCCACAGTTTTTCATCTCATAAAGGTCTTTGTTTTCTTCTACGGGCACACAATTTGGAACCATTTTGCCGCCTTTATCTTTCATTCCTACTTGTTTATAGCCGTCCCAGCATTTTTCTGTTAGTACTGCTTCCTCTACTTTCTTATCTTTAGGGTCTTCTGTCTGATCTAGGATTTTTTTGATGCGATCAGACTGGCCTTTATGCATTTTTGAAGCTCCTGCAAGCTCATCACTAATTTTTTCAAGCTCTTTTTCGTGTTTAGCTGAGTGAGTTTCAAGTAAAACTTGCGACAATTCATCTTCAATCATAATTTGAAGTGATTCTTTCTTAGAGTTACCCCAATTTTTAGCGCCAACCTTGCGACATTTAACCAAAGCACCGGATGCATATGCACTTGGCCACACTTTATAGCGAGATTTTACCTTATGATAGCATGCATCTTTTTTACCAGACTTCTTTTTCTTCTTTTTCTTTTCATCAAGAACAGCTTCAAGCTCTTCAGCTACAATTTTTTCTAAACTCATGTATAAATCCTCATTTTTCTTTGATTTTTTCTTTTTTTTCTTGTCAGTAGAGACATACGTTGGCTTTGCAGCGCCTGATTTTTGTGGCTGGCCAGGATCTGCTTCTCTTTTTCTTCGTTGTGCAGATTCGCGTTCTTTCTTAGACATGCTAGCGCGCTTTGCAGACGATACACACTTAGGTGTAGTTTTCTGTCCAGGCTGTCTTGCACATGGTTTTCCTGAAACTACTTGAACCCAGCCCGGCTTTCCGCCTTTTGATTTAGATTTGCTAAACCAATCTCTTAAATTTTCAACTATTTCGTCGTAAAGATCTTCCATTTTTATCAAATCCTGCTAATTTTAAAGCTTTCTTCAATAAATAGTTAGGTATTTCGCTATTCTCAAGCTCTTTTATCTCTTCGATTGTTAGCCATTTATAAGCGTCATGCTCAATTTCACCCGTCTCTGGATTGGGTCTGTCAACATTTACGTTTCCGCTCCACTTTTGAGTCAAAAAATAGTGTTTGTCAGGCTTTGGTTCGCCTAAGTATGTCAAATCAGAGATTTTGCATGTTAGACCAGCCTCTTCATTAAGCTCTCTGACAGCACCGGCCTCGATAGAACCGTCTTTTTCATCAACATGACCCCCTGGAAGTGTCCATTCACCCTCTCGATCATCAATATCGGAGCGCCTAATAACAAGAAATTGTTGCTCATCGTTAAGACAGGCAACAACTCCTACTGTTTTTAACTCACCTTCGGTGAGAAATTTGTTCCATTTGGTCATTTTCTACATGCTTTAGGTTCATCTTCAAGAGCGATACATAATTCTTTGATAGCAAGCTTCATATCTAAGTTTTGAATTGGAGAAACCCAGATCATATTTTCTTGAACTTGCAAATCCGGTCGTCTTTCGATGTCAACACCCCATAGTATACCAACAATTTCGCCGTTTGTATCATAAATAACGGATCCGCTGCAGCCAAACCATCCATAAGTATTGAGCATAAGCTGCGGGCCTGCGCCAGGAAGAGTCTCAACACCAGCTACATAGCCACGATATGTCATTAAACTGTGCCATGAAGGATGACCAGAGTAAGTAATAGCTGCACCGATGGGCGCTAACTCTTCTCTTGGGCTATATTTAAGACCTCTTCCTTCTAAGTGATTGCCTGGCCGCATCCACAACACAGCGATGTCATTTAACGGATCCGCATATACCAACATGGCTTTTTCTAAAGTATTTCCGTTCATAATAAAATACTCGCTTCCTATGCGGCCGCTCGCCACGTGTTGCGCAGTTAAAACCAATTGCATATCATGGTATTTTATAATGCTGCCGGAACCATGACCATATCCGTCAGTAATTTTGACAGCGGCTTCTCTTACCTTTTTCTCGTTTTTATTTAAGCCTTCCTCAATAGATACTGTTTGGAAGTCTCCGGGAGGATCCGCTAATGCCATAGTCGAAACCATCAATCCCATTAATAAAGCAAATAACTTTCTCATAATCATACTCCTTTTTAATTATCTTTCTTATGTATGAAAATCACACCAAGGAGCAAAATATTTATTAATGATAAAACTTGAAAGTATACGCTATCATGCCATACACCAAATCCCAGCAAACATATATTTGCTGGGATTCCTATGATCGCAGACCATTCCAAAAACTTATGTAACAAAATGTCGCCCTCATTTTTAACTATGAGGTGTTTTGTCTTTTCGAAGAAATTATTTCAATTGTATTTGGTAAATGCTTCTCTATTGTACTTGTCTTGAAAACATATACATTAACATATGGAAACAAAAGAATTTGATCGAAACCCTTTTCTGCAACAACCACACCCTTTTCATAATATTCTTCACCATTGACTGTATAACGCCTAACTTGCACCAAGTCGCCTTCAAAAATATCCCATATTATCTTATCAATTTTTCTGTCTCGTTTTTCATCCAATCTTGGGCGCCTTCAGTAGTATCAAATTCAGGCGACAGCGCGGCAATAAATTGATTTGAAGACATTCGCAACACGCACCATTGCCACTTCCAATTTGTGTCTCCAGACATAACTAGTGCGCCCGTGGTTCTTTTATTTTGTAGATCGAGCCCTAGCGCATTAATTTTAGTTGAAAGCACGCGATTTCTCAAAACCAAATTTTTTTCCTTTTCAACGTCCGCGC